GCTCCATTCTTTCTACATACCTTCTTCATCTTATATGATAGACTGTTTCTTGTATCGTCGCAGTCCTTCTTGAAGGTCGCACCAAGAATCAAAACACATCTTATCTTAGGATTCATCTCCTTGATACGATTGAAGATGTAGTCTGGCATACCTTCATTGATATGAAACGAAGTCTGAATAAGATCGGCAAACGGAATGTCTGATAGAAGAAATCGACCGTCTTTGAATAGACATGGGCCGCCGACATTCGGACCTGGTAAAGGAATAGCATTTCTTTCATAACCAAGATTTGCTGCCTTGATGACATTATGCATATCTACACCTTGCTTTTCACCAATCATCCAAAACTCATTGGCAAGAGCAAAGGTAACATACCTATACATATTCGTCATGAGTTTGGCAATCTCTGCCTCTCTTGCTTTTAGACGAATGATTTCAGCCTTGACGAATGTTTGTAAAAAGTCTCTAGCCTTATAAAAAGACATTATAGAACAGGCACCAACTAGTGCTGGTAGAGTGGCAGTCTCTTCAATACCTTTTGTCTGTAGAACTCTTTCAGGAACAAACGTCAGATAAAAATCTACACCTTCTACCCATTTAGTCTTTTCTTCAATACGATCACGAAGAATTTCTGTTGTGCCCGGTGATACTGTTGATCTTAGCATCACCAAAGTATCTTTCTTCATATAAGGTATAAGAGTGTTATCAACAAAGTTGAACAAATCATCTAGTCGTGGATTGTTTTCTTCATCAACAGGTGTGCCAAGCATAATGCATACAATATCACTTTCTTTGATGAAAGATGGATTGGTTGTGAAAAATATGTTTTCAGTCTTCAAATGCTTTGCTAAAAGTTCTGCGGCACCATGTTCAACATAAGGAACATTACCTTCTTCTAACTCAAGAATAAGTTCTTCATTCAAATCTACACCACAAACTTTATGTCCTGCATCCGCAACGACAAGAGAAAACGGAAGGCCAACGTGACCTCCCGCTCCAATAACTGTAACTTTTTTAGGGGTTGAATCCGCAGTATTCATAACTCTGTGTCTCCAATAATATATCTTCAATGTCATTAGCCGTTTGTTCTACGGTATGATTCGCCATAACATAGTTGTAAGCACGGGTAATCTTTTCTTCGTCACGTTTATAGTTCCTGAGCAATTTCATTAGTTCCGCTTCATCATTATAAACATTGCCATGATAGCACAAATCATGAGCGGCTGCAATATCTCTTGCGAACCAAGGTGTTTTATTCATCATTGCTTCCAAAAGAACAAGACCATATCCTTCCTCATATGAGTTCATAATATAGGCATCAGCATTTGCCATTGCCTGCATTACCTCAGATTTAGGAAGTCCGTAAAATACTTTTACCTTTTTAGATTGTGGTGGGGCTAAATGTTCTTCACCGTATCCGTAAAGATGTAACTCAGCATTAGGAATGTTTGCACTTTCAAATGCCTGTGCAAGAGGAGTCATTGCTTTATGTGGATAGAAACCACCGGCAGAAACATAAATTGTTTTATTAGTGGTCTTGTTTGCTGTTGCAATGGTTTCTTGTGGTATCAATCCGTATCTAATACGTCTAGCCTTTTTCAACAATCTATACTTATGTATATGCTGCAAATCCATAGTTGTAGCATAAGAAACAAAACGATGATGATTCATACCAAAAACAGAAAGATAAGAGTCGCTAGGTTTAATAATCATATGAACAACCGGCGATCTTAGTCTTTGTGCATTTTCATGGACAACGTTTTGTGTGGAACAATCTGCACCATGAACAAGTATCAAATCCCAATCTCTTGGCAGCCACTTATATTCTGTAGCAACCTTCACACCATTGATATCACCCTTTTGTATATCGGCGAGAACATGAACATCATGACCACGGCGAACCAATTCTTCTGCCATGTTGCGAACATTATATTCGCTACCGCCCGGAAAAGGATAGTAGCGATGAACAGCAAATAAAATTTTAGACATTACTCACCCTTTTCAAGCAGACACATATCTTCAACAAGTGCCTTAAAATCATACTTTGGAGTCCAATCTAATGTGAATCGTGCTTTGGTAGGATCACCTAGCAGTAATTGAACCTCTGCCGGACGATAAAAATATGGATTGATATTGATAACAATCTTATCAGTCTTTCTATCAATACCAACTTCATTCTCTGCCTTACCACGCCATTCAATATCCATATCAAAATATTTGGCAGCAACCTCAATAAACTCTCTGACAGTATGTAGTTTGCCTGTAGCAACCACATAATCATCAGGAGTATGGTGCTGCAACATCTTATGCATCACCTCAACATAATCTTTAGCATGGCCCCAATCTCTTTGGGCATCAATATTACCCATAGTAACAAATTCTTGCTTACCGAGTGCTACTCGTTTCAGACCATGAATGACCTTGCGAGTAACAAAGTTTGTACCACGACGAGGGCTTTCGTGATTGAATAGAATGCCATTACAGTTAAACATACCATATGACTCACGATAGTTTACCGACATCCAATGTGCGGCCAATTTAGCACAACCATATGGCGAACGGGGATAGAATGGTGTTGTTTCTCTCTGTGGAGTTTCTTGAACGAGTCCAAACATTTCAGATGTTGATGCCTGATAAAACTTTGGATTGTGTCCAGCAACTTTTAGTTTGCGAAGGCCTTCTAGAATACCTGTGGTGCCAACAGCAATACATTGCATCGTGTATTCAGGAATATCAAACGAAACTCTAACATCTGATTGTGCTGCGATGTTATATGTTTCGTCAGGCTTAATTTCTAGAATGTTATCTATAACAGCCGATGGTGATGTTAGATCACAATAGATAAGATTTAGATTTTTATGATTTCTTATGGATTCTATATTAGAATAATTGGGTGTGGATGATCTACGGACAAAACCGTAGACCTCATATCCTTTATCTAATAGAAGTTCAGCAAGATATGATCCGTCTTGCCCGGTGATTCCAGTAACAATCGCTTTCTTCATATTATCCCTCATAAACAAACATATGCCACCAAAGATAAAACTGATGTAAATCAGTGTAACAGTTAGGTCTGTTATCAACAAATGGAGGCTGATATAACATATCTAGGTATTCGTTTTTACCTTCTGGTGAGTCAAGATGCTTGGTATAATCAATGACTCTATCAAAAGTGCCAAAGTCATGACTATTGATAAATGCTTTCTTGTTAAAGTCTCGGTGAACTGTATTGTTTGCGCCCCAATAGATAGGTACAGTATTAGCCTGAAACGCATTCAAAATCTTTTCGGTCACATATCCAGGATAAGTTTGATTTTCAAATGCTATATTGAATTTATACTTATTCAAGAAATTAATCTTATGTTCTAGTTTATCTCTAGGCAAAATGAAACCTGTATTGTTCAGATGTGGCCCTGCCGAATCAACCTGCTTGTATGCACAAATCATAGGAAAGAAAGTGTTACGAACAGAAGATTTAGGATTGGACTGAACAAAAGAACAAAACTTTCTGTTCCAATTTTTCTCAGGATCACCCAAGTCACGATTACACAACTGTAAGTAATCATCCGTCCAATGCTCAAAATGAACAGCACTCCACATATCTAAAACATATAGTGGTAATCGGTAATGTCTGGGACTATTCTCTGGATCAAATGTTATGGCATGATTGTATGTTAGATAGTCTGGACGAACATTTTCTCCTGTATAAAAGATTTTCTTAGCACGTCCATTGAACTTGTTATGTGCTTTACCAAAGTTACTATCACCAAAGATAACATACTTTGGGTTTTGATTATCAATAGTAACATCGTAGTATTAACTTAGAACCGTTGTAAAAAACAGTTCTGCGGTCGCAAAGGTATCAGAGAAACCGAGGAGAAGAGGCGGCTTACTCATTACTTATACCAAAAAAATGAACTGTTAGTTGTTAGATTGATTGGTGCGGTAATCTTATTCTTTTCTCTGAAATCGTCTACGGCACGATGAACAGATTCCAATGCAGAGTAATCATGGCCGCAAAATATACCACCCTTCTTTAGTAAAGGATAGTATGCTTCACAATCTGCTAATGTTGCTTCATATGAATGATCGCCATCAACAAAGATAAAGTCAAATGGTGTATCATCTTGTGAATTTAGAATTGTCTTGATCTTAGAGGCTGCATCTAATGATGTTTCACGGATCATTTGAACACGTTCACCGAACGACTTTAGGTTCTCTTCGGCAATCATTAGAAACTTATCTATGACCTCTTGATTAAGTTCACCAGCCCAGTCTTCATATGCTTTATATGGATCGATTGTGTAAAGTTTTAGAACATTATCACAACGACTAAGAATATCATATGTGCTTTCCGCACGACAAGTTCCAATTTCAAGTCCCACAAGATTGTCACCTTGTCTCTTTATGTAAGGAACAAG